GCGGCGAGTTTCTTACTTCAATAGCTGCAAAAAGCTATTTTGATCAAGGAGGTGAAAGCTTATTAGTATCTAGAGTAGTAGCAACAGCAGGAGACTGGACTAACGCTCAAAACTCTCACACATCATCTTCAGATAATGGGAGTGTTCAACCTTTCATACTTAAAACAATAGGTAAAGGATCAATATATAACAATACAACTGGAACATTAGACGCAGGAGCACAAAATTCTGACGGTTCTTTAGTTTCAGGTTCAGAAGATAACTTAAGATGGGAAATTACTAATAAGGATGCTACAAAAGGAACTTTCTCATTATCTATTAGAAGAGGAGACGATAATACAAACGGAAAAGTAGTATTAGAAACTTTCAACGATTTATCGTTAGACCCAAATGCTCCAAATTATATTGCAGCAAAAATAGGAGACCAATTCCAAACACTAAGTAGCGGTGATCTTATACAATCAGGAGACTATATAAATAAATCTAATTATGTTTATGTATCCGCTGTCAATTCTAAGACATACGATTATTTAGGAAATGACGGAACTATAAGAGTTGCAGCAGCAGCTAATAACTTACCAGCTGAAGGTTCAGGAGGATTTTATAATGCTGTTGGTAACATAGTACAAAGTACACAGACATCATTCGGAAACATAGCTGCAAATACTCAAGGATTAGTAGCAGGAGATTATACAAATATAATTTCGTTACTAGGAAATAAAGATGAATTTTCATTCAATATTATTTCAGCACCTGGATTAATTGACGCATCACATGGATCAACTGTAGATAGTTTAGTATCATTAGCAGAGACTAGAGGAGACTGTATTGCTGCTATAGACTTAGTAGGGTACTCAGAACTTACAATTGCTAACGTTACATCTCAAGCTACAGGACATAATAGTTCTTACGCAGCTTCATACTGGCCTTGGTTACAAGTTCAGTCAGCTACAGGAAGAAACGTATGGGTTCCAGCTTCTACTGTAATACCAGGAGTATATGCATTTACAGATAATAGTTCAGCACCTTGGTTCGCACCTGCTGGATTAGTAAGAGGAGGATTAGTTGGAGTAATACAGACAAGAAAAAAATTAACTAGAGCAGATAGAGATTCACTTTATAACGGTAAAGTAAATCCAATAGCTTCTTTCCCAGGTACAGGTATATCAGTATTCGGACAGAAGACCTTACAAACTAAAGCATCAGCTTTAGATAGAGTAAACGTTAGAAGACTTTTAATTGAACTTAAAAAATTCTTAGGAGATCAAGCTAAAAATCTAGTATTTGAACAAAATACTATCGCAACTAGAAACAGATTCTTAGCTGCAGTAAATCCTTACTTAGACTCAGTAGTACAACAGCAAGGTTTATTTAGCTATAGAGTTGTAATGGATGATACGAATAATACAGCAGATGTAGTAGATAGAAATCAATTAGTTGGTCAAATATTTATACAACCATCTAAAACAGCTGAATTTATTGTTCTTGATTTCGTAGTAGAACCAACAGGCGCAACATTTGACGCATAATTTTTTAATTAGATATTTATAATAAAGCAATAATAACACATGGCAACATTAGACCCAAATGAAATAATGTTTAGAGCATTCGAGCCAAAGGTACAAAATAGATTTGTACTTTACGCTGACGGTATTCCATCGTTCATGGTAAAAAACGTAACTGCTCCAAACTTTACTGATGAGTCAATTAAACTTGATCACATCAATACGTACAGAAAAATAAGAGGAAAAAGAGAATGGGGAGATATGGACTTAACAATGTATGACCCTGTAACACCATCTGGTGCTCAAGCGGTAATGGATTGGGCACGTATTTCTTACGAATCAGTAACCGGAAGATCTGGATACTCAGACCTATACAAAAAAGATTTAACACTTAACGTACTAGGACCAGTAGGAGACGTAGTTTCTGAATGGGTGATTAAAGGTGCTTTTATAACTAATATGTCACAAGGTTCTTTTGACTGGTCTTCTTCGGAACCAGTTGAGCTTACTATTACAGTTGCAATGGACTATTGTGTACTAAACTTCTAATATAGCCACCTCATTTTTAAAGAACCCGGTACTCCCGGGTTTTTTTGTATTTATAAATAAAAGTTATGTCTAATCTTAATCTTGAAGCTATAGATCCTAGAGACCCTAAAAATAAGCATCTCTACTATTTGTATCCTTTTATACTTTACTGTAGAAACTTTGGTCCAAATTCTCCTGCTACACAAGTGTGGGATAAAGAACTTACTTCTACTTTTAATTTTGAAGAAGATATATCTAAGTATGTAAAGACAAATTATAAAGAGATAGCTAATGAATTTAATGCTAGGTGGATTACTGCTCTCTGTGAAGCTTATATAGATTGTTCTAATAATTCAGAAGAACGATTTGCAGCTTTAGTACTTTCTAGTTTTATACGACAGACCCAAGTTGCAACCACACATTTACACTGGAGAGGAGAAATACAACCAGAACTACAAATAAAATACGGACATTCTAAGAGACTATGGAGTGGTATGCACGGTGTTATAG